AGTGGTCACTTACACAGTAGCAACAAAGCGGTCTTACTTGCGTACCACTTACGCGAGCAAAGGCGCTTTGTCTCTGTTGGATGCGTTGACCGCAAAGCTGACCGTTTCCGCCAATGCTCTTGAGAGCGGCAATTTGGTTCGCCAAACGTCTTCTTCTGATGTCTCCGTTGAGTTCGCTGAACCCGGAAAGGGAAGCGCAAGTCCCGGCGAGATGTTGGAAATGTGGGAGTCTTTGCTGAGTGACTACGATTACGCAGTCACGCTGTTGTCTGGTGATGGTATTACCAGCCCAACGGATGCCCAGATTTACGCAAAGATGCTCGGGTCGGTCCTTATTGCGACGACCCGTTATTATGGAGACTTCACGCAATACCGGCGTGAGGCAACCGTCAGAATGAGCTAATGGGAATCCTCTCAAAAATCCGAGACGCTCTGTTCCCTGCTCCTGAGAACAAATACGAAGGAGCGCAACAGAGCTTGCGTCGTTCGTATCTCGATACGTCTTACACTTCGGCTCGGTTTGATGTCACCAGTTCGACCCGACAAGCGATTGTCCGGAAGAGCCGGTATTTTGAGCAGAACAACGCTATCCTAAACAGGCTCGGAGACCTCTTTGAGTCCTACACCGTTGGGTCGTCGTTCTCGGTCCAACCCGCATCCAGCGATCCGGCATGGAATCTCAAAGCAAAGAAGTGGTTCGACATCTGGTGTCGGTATCCAGACATCGGTTCCCGCCAGTCTTTCGGTACTTTGATGGGTCAAGCCGCTCGGGGATGGTTCTTCGACGGAGAGTCTTTTATTCTTCTAACCAAAGGCGAGAGCGGCAAACCGCGATTGCAATTGCTGGAAGCTCAATCGGTAGCGACTCCGGTGGGGATGGAGTCTGACCAGACCGTATTCGACGGCATCCGCTTTGATCCTCGGACGGGTCGAGCGGTCAGCTATTTTGTCGGTTCCGAGAAGACGCAGGGAAATCTGGTGGACGTCCGAGCCATTCCTTCGGATTCGGTCGTCCACATTTACGAGCCGAACCGCGCTGGTCAGCTTCGCGGGATTCCCTTTGTAAGCTGCGTCATCAACGACCTGCACGATCTCGACGACCTCCAAAAGCTTGAGATGGAGGCTTGCAAGCTCGGCGCTTCCGTCGCTCAGATCGTCAAGACGGTCTCCGGTGAGGTCCAAGCTTCAAACCTGCGAGCCGGTACTGCTTCAACCACAGCAAACACCGCTGAGAATTATTACGAGCAGGTCTTCGGAAGTGCGGTCAAAGTTCTCAAACACGGAGACGAGTTCCAGCAATTCGCCACGGAGCGTCCCGGCGTGAATATGCGGGAGTACTGGCGGCAGCTTACCGAGAAGGTCTGCGCTGGTGTTGGTATTCCGTATGTTCTTGTTTTCCCTGAGTCAATGCAGGGAACTGTCTATCGCGGTGCGCTGGATATGTCTGCGGTTTGGTTCAAGTCTCGTCATCACGTTATGGCGACCGCTGCCCGACGTATTTATGAGTACGTAATGGAATACGCGATCAAGACCGATCCGACGCTGAACGATGCTCCGTCTGATTGGTATGAGGTCGCAATCACCGCTCCTCGCGCCCCCAATGTTGATGTCGGGCGCAATTCCGCTGCTCAGTTGAAGGAACTGGAAGCCGGCATCATCACATATGATGAGGTTTACGGTTCCAGAGGTCTTGATTGGCGTTCGTCATTAGAGGCCAAAGCGCAGCAAGCTTTGTTTGTTCGCCAATTGGCAGACAAATACGGACTCGACGTCTCAGAGATTTCTACCGTTCAAAAGGAAAAAGCCCCGAGCGTTCCTGTTGCCGCTATTGACACAAGCTCGGAAAATCAAAACGCTCCCGAGCCAGTTGCAGCTCCGGAAGGTGGCGACACTTCTGTTGTTGTGGATGACACCGCCGTCGTCGCTAAAGCGAAGAAGACTCGCAAACCAAGAGCCAAGAAGTCTGAATGAATCTGACCAAGAAAACAGACTGGTTGTATTACGCTCCAGCGGCTTCCGCCGGTGAGACTGCGACCATCCAAATCTTTGACCAGATTGGCGAAGACTGGTTTGGCGGCAGCGGCTTGTCCGGCAAGCAGTTCTCGGATGTTCTCAATGAGGTTGGCAATGGTCCGCTCTTGGTCGAGATCAACTCTCCCGGCGGCAACGTTTGGGATGGTCTGAGCATTTACAACCAGCTTCGCGGTCGTCGCGCTCCGGTGACCACTCGCGTCGTTGGCATCGCTGCTTCCATCGCGTCAATCATCGCTCTTGCCGGCGATAAGGTCGAGATGGCCGAAGCTGCGTTGATGATGATTCACGACCCGTCCGGCATGGCTTCTGGCACTTCGGAAGATATGCGGAAGATGGCCGATGCTCTCGACCAACACGCTGAGGTGCTGGTTGGAGTGTATGCCAAAAAGACCGGCAAATCTCCCGAAGCGATTCGCGCTGCGATGAAGGCTGAAACTTGGTTCACGACCCAAGAAGCGATTGCCTTCGGTCTTGTGGATAAGCCGATCAAACAGCTTGCGATGGCTGCAAAGTGGCATCCGCGAGCGGTCACCAAGACGGCTCCAGAGACGGTCAAAAACAATCTCCGCAGAGGGCTTGAGCAGTATGCCGAAGGTCTTGCCGGTGAAGGTCTTGAGAAGGCAACTGTGCTTGAGGCCGAATCGCTAGTTGCTGGCGAAGCTCCCACCGAAGCGAAGGTGCAAAAGGCAAACGCTTGGTGGGGCAGGAACGAGCGTTTTCTTGAAGCCGAACCCAACACTCCTGCCGATGTTGCCGCGAACCTCTGGGGCGGCGCTGCTGGCCGCGATTGGTTTCGCGCTCTCTATGCGCAGATCGAGCGCGAGGAAGGCGAAGATGAAGACGAGTCCATTGACGACTCTAAAAAGATTTCTCCCGATAGCACCAACGCTAGCGGACAGAATGGCGTGACCAACACGCCGCAACCAACACAACAAACCGACACACATATGTCCGACAACACTCCTGTGGCGGCTGCGGCTCCTGCTGCGGCTCCTGCCGCTTCTGTGGACCTCAACGCCATCCTCGCCAAGCTTTCCGCTTTGGAGGCCAGCTTGAAGGCTCCTGCCGCCGCTCCCGCTCCTGAGCCGGTCCGCCCCGTCATTGAGAACCTCGGCAATCCGCTTCTGGAGCAGCACCGGAAGATGAAGGCTGGCGCTGACCGCCGCAAGTGGCTGATTGAGAATCACAGCGAGCTGCTGCGCCAGAACAAGCTGATCGCTCCGCAGAACGGCAACACCTTCGCTGCCGGTCTGGTCGTCGACTATCTGGCCGATGCGGTCATCACCGAGATGGGGACCAAGCTGGCGATGGTTGGCAACTTCACGCGCAACGTGGGTCTGGATAACCTCCGCCCCCGCGCGACCGTGCAGGTCAAGAAGTTCGTGCAGGCCGGTGCTTCCGCTACGGTCGACAACGCGACCAACTTTGAGACCAGCAACGATTCCGAGCTTGCCGCCACCGCTGTCACGGTCAACCAGATCAGCAAGCTGTTCACGGTTACCCAGCAGGAGCTGAATCAGGGATTCGCTCTGGCCGATCTCGCTGCCGGTTCCGCTGATGTGTTCGCTCTTGGTATCTCCAAGAAGATCACCGCTGTGATGACCTCCGCGAACTACGGTGCTGGAACCACCATCGGCACCGCTGCCAACTTCGACACTAGCGATCTTCCGGCGATCTTGGCGCTCGCCAAGAACTACCGCCAGAAGTTGCTGTTGCTGGACGGTGGGCATCTCGCTCGCCTCCAGTTCTCCGCCGCTGCGAACACCTTCCCTGATGCTCGCTATGGTCCGCTCAACAACGGTCTGTTCGGCTTTGAGGCCATCTTGGAGCAGAACGATTGGACGGGCGCTATTGCCAACACCGCTGGCTTCGTTTGCGGTCGTGACGCTATCGCCATCGCCTCCGGTCTGCCGGTGGGCATGATCGCTGGCGAGTTCGTCGAGCAGCGCACCGTCGAGTCCACCAACGGTCTCTCGGTCTTGCTGTCGGTCTGGTACTCTCGCGCCACTCGCGCTCACATGGCGTCCTACGACATCATGTTCGGCGTTGCCGCTGGCGACAAGACTCAGGCTGAGGTCCTGATTACCGCCTAATCCTTAGGACCATGAGGATCGCCACTACTGTTGCGGTGGACAAGAACGGCAAATCAAAGCTGCTTTCTGGTCCCGAAGTTGATGCGACTCTCCAGCGCACCAGCTTCAACACCGCTCCCGTCCCTGAGGGAGGCAAGCTCGTCCTGTGGATACAGGGAGCCTTAGCACCGAAAGTTCGTAAGGGTTAACCTAATATTGGGGAGGCTGCTGGAAAGTTCCGGTGGCCTCCCCTCTAACCGAAAAACAAAATGGCCGTCCAAGCAGACATCGCAACCGAGTACAGCATGGGCCGACAGGGGTTCCAGCTTGTCACCGATACCGCCGCGAAAACCGGCAACTGGTCGTCGCTCGTACCGATTGAGCCGACGGTGTTCTCGTCCATCACCGGCACCAACATCAGCGGGACTTGGTTATCGAAGACCATCCCTACCGGACAGGTTCTCCCCGGTGACATCACCGGCTTCCAGATCAACTCCGGTGCCGTGATCGCGTTTCTCGCTCGCACTCCGTGATCTCTCTCGGACTAGCAATCGACCGCACACGACCGCTCAACGGCGTGATGCCTGAGCCGCCGATTGAGCGCAGGGACATCCTGTGCGAGAACGGCGACTATCTGGTGCAGGAGGAAAACATCGGCGGCAACCGGCTGGTCTATTCCTTCGGAACGTTCGATTCGCTGCTGACCGAAGGCGCAGATTTTCTAACACAAGAAGACTCGGGCAAACTCATCCTCACCGTTTACTGACCTATGGCAGACCTCAAAATCTCAGAACTGACAAACCTCACGGCGGCCGATCCGGCAAACGACATGATCCCGATTGTGGATGTGTCGGCAACGCCTCCCGCATCGGGCAGCACCAAGCGCATCTCGATCAACAACATCCTCGCTTGTTCGCCTTCCGCCACCCTCGCCTCCGCCACGATCACCGGCGATCTGACGGTGGACACCAGCACCCTGAAGGTGGATTCGGCGAACAATCGGGTGGGTATTGGTACGGCGAGTCCGGGGTTTGCATTGGACATTATCGGTTCAAGCGGACTCGGAATTCGTATTTACGAATCGTCCACCGGGAACAACAATCGTCTCCAGATTACCCAAGAAGGAACTGAGACGAGGTTCAATTCCGCCTTTACGACCGGATCTGCTTTTTACACTTGGCAGATTGCCGGTTCCGAGCAGATGCGCCTGAACTCCACGGGGCTGGGCGTGGGGGGAAGTCCGACTTCTAAGCTGACGATTTTTGCTGGTGCTGATGGCGACGTCGGTTTCTTCCGTGGTGGTAGCACTCGCCAGCTTCAGCTTGGAACGAGCGCGACCGCTGGTTATCTCAACGTCGATAACGGTTCATCCGGTTTCGAGCTTCGCGTCAACGGAGTCGCTCGCGTTTACGCTGACACCTCCGGCAACGTCGGCGTGGGGGTTAGCACATTCGGAACCTCTGCCGCTAAGGTTCTCGGTCTTGCAGACGCTACTGCTCCTAGCACTTCTCCAGCCGGAATGGGCCAGCTCTACGTCGAAGCCGGTGCGCTGAAGTACCGTGGAAGTTCTGGCACCGTCACCACCATCGCCAACGCCTAATACCATGACCACCCTCTCTTGGATCATCGAACGCCTGTTGGTCAAACCGACCGAAGGCAGTCTCACGGACGTCGTCATCACCGCCGACTGGCGATGCAACGGAACCGAAACCACCGGCTCTGGCGACACCGAGAAGACCTACAGCGGCACCTGCTACGGCTCCTGCAGCTTCGCACCGCCGACCGGTAGCTTCACGCCATACCCTGACCTCACGCAACAGCAGGTGCTGGACTGGTGCTTCGCCAACGGCGTCAACAAGTCGGCCATCGAGGCCAACGTCTCGCTCCAGATTACCAACCAGATCAACCCGCCGGTCATCGCGCCGCCGCTGCCGTGGTTGCCGCCCGCTCCGGTTGTGGTTGCCGACGAAGCTC